GCCTGAGGCTGTGACCGTACTGGGGGAGAATGCTCCTGTGATGCTTAAATTACCACCAGCAATGTTGGCAGTAGTGGTGATATTGCCTGTGGCTGAGACTTGACCAGCAGTTTGAATATTGCCACCTGTAACATTGCCTGTGGATGATACCAAACCGCCTGTGTTAATGTTGCCACCAGTGACATTGCCAGATATACTAGCCAATCCAGCAGAGTTGATGTTTCCACCAGCAATGTTACCAGTTACATTCAATGCACTAACAACATTTGAACTCAGGCTCAATCCAGCGGCATTTAGATTTCCACTAGTTATATTACCACTTGCACTCACAACGCCTGCTGTGATCACGTTACCACCGGTGACATTACCAGTTGATGATACTATTCCAGCAGTAGTAATATTACCACCGGCAATGTTGGCAGCAGTGGTGATGTTGCCTGTGGCTGAGACTTGACCAGCAGTTTGAATATTGCCACCAGTAACATTGCCTGCAGATGATACCAAGCCAGCGGTGTTAATGTTACCGCCTGTGACATTGCCACCAGCACTGGCCAACCCTGCTGTGTTAACATTACCGCCAGCAATGTCGCCAGTTACATTCAATGCACTAACAACGTTTGAACTTAAACTTAATCCAGCGGCATTCAAATTACCACCAGTGATATTACCGCTTGCACTTACTGATGCAGCACTCACAGCACCTGCTGTGATCACGTTACCACCAGTGACGTTACCAGTTGATGATACTACTCCGGTAGTGTTGATATTGCCACCAACAACATTGGCACTTGCTGACACTGAACTAGCACTAACGGCTGCGGCTGTGATCAGGTTACCACCAGTGATGTTAGCACTGGCTAATACTGAAGCAGCTGACACTGCACCAGCAGTGACTACGTTGCCACCGGTTACATTTCCTGATGCGCTGATTTCACCTGTGACATACTCACCTGTGGTGGCAAACACTGCCACATTGCTTGTGCCACCAACTCCAACTGTGATATTGCCACCCGAACTCACAACTGTGACATTACTGGTGCCGTTGTTGATGTTGGCCACACTTGTGATCACACCAGTCAGCAATGCACCATTGCCTAAAATATACCCACCGGTGATATTGCCAGCAGTTGATATGGGGTTGGTTCCAAATGCAGCCAGGTTAGCTGCCACGTTGGCATTGCCATAACTGGCTGGAATGCCAGTCATAAAGGCAGCATTGCCTAAAACATAATTGCCTTGGACATTGGCACTGGTGGTGACATTACCCGTGAGTGCAGCCAAGTTGCCTGTGTATGTGGGCAAGAAAGCAGCCACTTCGGTGTTGCCATAACTGGCAGCAATGCCTGTGAGTTGACTACCATTACCCAGTATATAATTACCAATCACATTTCCCGTGGCTGATACTGACCCCACAGTGTTCAAATTACCAACGTTGGCATTGCCACTCAAGGTCAGCAAGTTGGCAGTGGCATCAAATGTCAGTCCTGCTGACGCACCCGCATTGCCAAAATCGTTGTACAACACTTGTGTGTTGACACCTGGAACCACAAGATTACCACTGATGTTGCCTGAGAAGTTGCCAATAAAGAAACCAGTTGTGGTGATGTTGCCTGTGGCAGACATCTGACCTGCAGTTGTAATATTACCACCGCGAACATTACCAGTGGCACTGACTACACCACCAGTGTTGATGTTACCACCAGTGACATTGGCAACAGCAGTTACAGTGCTACCACTCACTCCACCAGTAACTTGGAGATTGCCGCCAGTCAGCAGAGTTGCTATCACTGCACCTGGTGCAAGTAAATTGCCGCCAGTGATATTACCTGTGGCAGTTATTAATCCAGCAGTGACTATGTTGCCACCTATGACATTGCCCACAGTGCTGCTGGTGGAAAGAATTGTGATGTTGTTGGCTTGTATGTTGCCTGAATATGTGGGCAAAAATGCAGACACATTGGCGTTGCTATAAGTCTCTGGAAGGCCATCAAGCAAAGCACCGTTGCCCAAGAAATAACCATTGGTGGAGACATTGCCAATTACACTGAGTCCGGATGGGTGGAATGTGGCACGAGTTGCACCATTCACAGCAACTACAACATTGCCCCCAGCCACACCAATGGCCACGCTGCTGTTTCCATTGCTGATGGCATTACTGCCAGACTGACCTGTGCCTTCTAATACAAATGATCCACCAGCCTGGTTGGTAAACACCAAGGCAGTAGCATTGGAACTTATGGTGGCATTGTTGAGAAATACTGTGTTACCACTGAGATACAAATCATTCCAGGCCTGTGTGGCACTGCCAAGATCGTAAGTGACATTGGCAGCTGGTAATAAATTGCCTTTGAATGTGGTGTTGGCAGCGCCAAACACTGCCACATTGCTGGTGTTTTGAATGCCAATTGTGACAGGACCGCCAGCGGTCACAGTGACATTGCTGGATCCTAAACTGATGTTGGCAGCAGCAGCAGCAGTGACGCCAGTAATTCCAGAACCGTTGCCCACAAAGAATTGGGCATAAACTGTGTCTACTCTTTGAGCTGGTGCACCGATGTCATACACAGCATCAATGCTGGGCATGATTGAACTATTTGCTTGGATATTGCCTATGCCATTGGCTCGCAACACCAGGTTGTTGTTGGTGCCAGTGACTGTGATGGTATTGCCTGAGATAACAACATTGCTGCCCACAGGGCCAGCGGTATAAATCTCAGTGAAATTCTCATTTACAGCGGTAAATGCATCGCGTAACGGTTCACCAGTGCCGTCGTTAGCGGCAGCACCTGTGTCAATAATCTGTTGTGCCATAGGTCTATCATGTCCTCTAGTGTATTTACCAAAAGGACTTGTTTGCTATTTTAGCTAATTCTTGTGTATGACAAGTATGCGCCAGATTGTATGTTGATATTTGCAGCACTTGTTTGTGCTTGTATGGCAACATTGGCATTGCCAGCACTGTAAATTGTACCTGTAATTCTTGCTGTTCTAGGATCTGTACCAGTCATTGCCTGGGTGGCTACCACGGTGCTTGATACATTAGACGTTGATGTGGTGAATGCTGACGTTTGTGTGGTCTGTGCTTCGACTGTGTAATAACAGATGCCAGCATCAAAACGTGTGCTAAACCCAGTGGTTGTATTGTTATCTGGTAAAATGGGCAAGTAGGCTTCGTATTTGTAACTGTATCCACCCAGCGCAAGAAAACTTAAGACTCCCACATTGGCTTGAACGCCACTGTTGAATGCCACTGTGGTGGGCTGCCAAACAATGTTTTCTACCCCTATTCCAGTTCCGTAACTGTTGCCTGTGACTTGAAGATTTGATGTAACAGTGTTGGCCGTGGCTGACAAATTGCCTGTGAACATGCCTTGAGCAGCCACTATATTAGCACCAGTCACGTTGCCTGTGGCTGAAATCAGCCCATTGCTGTTGACGTTGCCGCCAGTGACATTACCGGTGGTACTGATTCCTGCTGCGCCTGCTGAAACAGCACCCACACTTATGACGTTGCCGCCAGTGACATTGCCGGTCACTGTGGCCAGTCCTGCAGTGATCAAGTTAGCACCAGTGACATTACCACCAGCAGATGCTTGACCAGAAATTAATGCATTGCCACCTGATATATTGGCAACAACCGTGGTATTGCCACTTATGTATGCAGTTCCAGTCACTGCTAGTGTATCCAAAGGCACAGCATTGGCAATGCCCACATTGCCCACGTTGTCCACAACAAACTTGGCAGTGGCAGCGGCACCATTGGTTGAAGTTAAAATTTGAACATTGGCATTGCCTATTGTGCCTGCGGCAATAGCACGGATCCCTGCGGTGACCCTTGCACCTGGCGTGGCGTCACTGGTAAACCATTCCACTGCACCCAACACTTGTCCGTCGGTGACTGTGGTATCAGTATCCGTGAAACGAATAGTCGGCTGTCCTGCACTGGCATCTCGCGAAATCAATATGTTGCCAGAAACATTGATATTGTCTCCGGTGACATCTCCAGTGGCCGACATTTGCCCTGCTGTGCGCAAGTTGCCGCCTGTGACATTGCCAGCTGCCGAAATTAAACCAGTGGCTGAAATTAAGCCGTTGATAAACTGACCTGTTGTGGCAAACACTGCTACGTTAGCTGTACCGCCTATTGTTATGTTGGCATTGCCATTGGTCACAGGAATTTCAACACTGGTGGTACCGTTGAAGATTTTGTCAGCGTTGATGTTGCCCACCAGCACAGCATTGCCAGTCACAGTCAAATTACCGTCTATGTTTACAAACGGTGAAATCAAATTGATGGGATCGCTGGCACCAATGCTTTGTATAGTGTACTCGCCACTGATTCGTTTGACTGTTGACATTTAAAGGTCCTTTGTGTTATTTATGCGGTCAAGAAAGTCTGTGATGGGCATGTGTCGCAAATTGTCAATGTTGGTGAGTTCAGGAATTGTGGCTGTGGTTTCGCCCATCACACGGTGAAAACTGGTCTTGGGAAAGTCTCGGCAAACAGTTACTATTTGTCGCACCCAGTTGCCAGTGTAAGTGGGCAAACTTGAACTTTTTCTGTAGAATTCGGTGTCAGCATAAACATTGTTGAATCTGTTGTTGGCACTGGGTCCCATGTCAAATCCAATGAGATACACTGCCAAATGCCGGTCCATTGCTGCTACACCCACTGCAATTGGTCCTGAGCTGAATCCAAAGTAGTTTTGCGGCACAGATCTTGCCCCCAGTCCAGGCAAGGGTTTTCTGGTGTACATGAGATGTTTTTCAGCATAACCAGAATTTTGTATGGTGTGTGCAATGGCTTTGTCTGTGCTGATCAACACATCCGGAACAAACTCTCTGTACAAGGCATTGCACCCGTAGATTCGCCCATGCGGTTTCAACTGATTCAAATCCACACTCAATCGGCTGACGCCGTTGCCCAATACAAATGCTGCACTCATAAAAAAGTCCTCCCATTATGTATCTGGGAGGACTCGACAGTGTTACAAATTAGGATTGAACGTTGTCCACAATGGCCAGATCCAACAAGTTTTGTTGTCCAGAGGTCACAGTGCCAGTGTTGGCAGCGCCAGTGGTGCCTGACTTGATCACTGTGCCTTCGTCGGTGAAGAAGTTGGTCACATATCGTTTGTCTGCAATCACCGAAGTGGCTGCGTAAGTTGAGCCGCCGGTCCAATCCAGCAAGAATTTGTTGGTAAGTTTGCTGATTGTGGTGGCAGTTGAATCGCCTGTGGTAAACGTAATGGCCATGAGTCCAGCAGCTGGAGTCACATCGTCATCCAGCACACACACGCCCACACTGTTGGCTGCACCGTTGCCAGAACCGCCTACTGAGGTTGCAGTGAACACAGTGCCCAGGCCATAGTTGGCAGGTGCACCAGCAGCAGGCCAGTCAGTTGTGCCAAGAGTGCTAATTTGATAGGCTTGGCCCACAACAAATGAACCATCATTGACGCCGGTGGCATCGCCCACTAGGTACTTGTGACTGCCTTTTTGACGGATGATATAGCCAGTGGCCACACCAATACCTGAGCCTGACGGATTGGCAATGTTCACAGTTACATCAATTCTAGGATTGGTTGCTGAGGGGGTATCAGTTGGTGCTGCACCGCCCACAACACCTAGATATTGAGTGCTGTTGAGTGTGTCAGCAGTGTTGACCACTGGAGCAGTCAATGATCCAAAGTTAGGAAAGGCAATATCCACAGCAACGGCTGCGCCGCCATTGCCAGATCCTGTGCTTGTTTTTTGTATTTTAAGAGGACGTCCCATTTTGTTTCTCCTTAAAGAAGTCCGATCGGAGTTCTAGTCCGTACGCGGCGGGTTAAACCGCATAAAACGCAGAATTGCGTTGACAAGTATTTATGGTGAGGTTGAAATAATTCACTGTGCAGTGTATACTGTAAATATTGTTATGGAAACAAACGAAATAATAACTGACGTTGCTCAACTGATCGAAGAAGGCAATCGACTGCGCGGCGAGAACCGTCCAGATCAAGCACTCAAATGTTATATGCTGGCCATGTGTCACGATCCTAATTCGGCCGCGGCATTCAACAACTATGGCAATGTCATGCGTGAGTGTGGCCAGCCAAAGCGAGGCATACCATTCTTGGAATATGCTACTGTGGTTGATCCCAACAACATCACCGCACGTTTTAACTTGGCTGTGAGTTATTTGATTCAGGGTGACTATGCTCGCGGTTGGCCGGCATACGAAGCACGGTGGCAATACGAACACTTGGCTGGTAGTTTGCCACAACATGCTCAACCTCGTTGGACTGGACAGGAATTGAAAGATAAAACTATTCTTGTGATAGGCGAACAAGGTCATGGTGATAACATACAGTTCTGCAGATTTCTGTTTAACTTGCATGCTGGTGGAGCACGAGTATTGTTTCAAACCACCGAAGGTTTGATTCCGCTGTTGGACAATAGTCCTGTAATCTCTTGGATTGGACGTTACACTGATCAGCCACCTGAGTTTGACTACTGGGTACCTATCATGAGCATACCAGGAGTACTGGGCGTTACTTTGGAAAACTTGCCTAATCCTGTGCAGTACATAACTGCGCAACAGGACAAGCAGGCCGTATGGTTGCAGGTACTGGGTGCAAAAAAACGCATGCGAGTGGGATTCTCTTGGTCGGGGCGCAGAGATGCCTGGCTGAATCTTCACAAAGGCATGCCTTTCGAAACTGTGCTGAACATGATCAAACGCAATCCCGAATACGAATGGATCAACCTACAGGTAGATGCCACCCATGAAGAAGACCAACAATTGGCCGAAGCAGGTGTCACACGCTATCCCGGAGCCATTGCCAGTTTTGCTGACACAGCAGCGTTGATTGCACATCTTGATGTAGTGATCTCAGTGGACACTGCCATCACACACTTGGCAGCAGCCATGGGTCGTCCTACCTGGTTGATGTTGCAGTGGTTTGCCACAGACTGGCGTTGGATGCTGGATCGCGATAGCAATCCTTGGTACAGCACTGTGCGTATATTCCGTCAACCCAGCATGGGTGACTGGGAATCAGTAACTAAGAAAATAGAACAATATCTAACATGGTTTAAAGTTTGAGGCTGGCACAGTTGGCACCGTGCCAACG